GCTATAATGGTTATAGTTAGAAATGAGATAAAAAACATTTCTAAAAATAAATTAAAAATAATTTCAAAAAACACTTGACAAGCATTTTGAGAAATGCTATAATTAAGACAGTTAAAACAAAGGAGAAAACATGAAGAAAGAACTTACAACACAAGAACTAATTAAATTATCAAAAGAAATTTTAGAGGTTAAAAATCGCAGAGAGCGCTCACTTAAACTAGGAGAGATTTTAAAGCGTGAAAACCTATCAGAAGATGACATGTATTCATTATATAATACATTATTAACAGCTATTCAAGTTTATGGCGATGTTATCGGATTCAATGACGAAGATTTTAAAGAAATGGCTTTTACAATCTTTGTACTTGAAAAGGTTGAAGAATCTAAAAAGGATATTGCTTAAGGAGGTAAGGAAAATGGAACTATTTAAAACATCAGAAGAAAACATTGATAAGCTAATAAGGAAAGGTTTAAATAGTAAATCGTGGATATACCACCCAGAACAATTCACAGAGTTTTCTGGTATCTGTAGCGAAGACTTAATTATTATGAGTATCAGGGTATTATCTTCTTTATCAGAAAGGCTAGGTTTGTCTGATAAATTCATTACAGATTTTATCTATCCAATTTCACAATATAAGGGCGAAGATATGATGGCTAACCGTTTAAAGTTTATTGTTTTTACAATTTTAAGTCTTGATAAATAATTTACTTGCTTATTAAGTTTATCACTTGCTTTCTATTTGAAAATGTGGTAAACTTAAATAAGAAAATAAATAATCTTTATTTTCTTAAATGTAAAAAGCAAATTTTAAAGAAAGGAGAAAAAGAAAAGTTGACTGACACACCTATTAAATGCTCTTTTAACGCCACTCAGGTAACTTTCAATCTGTATAAAAATGAAGATGGCAATGTAACTATCACAACCGAACAAGTGACGATTAACCAACGTCGCCAGCTTCCTTACATTGAACGTTATCTAAAAGAGCGTTTCAAGGGCTATCTTACTATTGAGGTAGTAGATTATGAATATAAGAGATATTCTGCCTCTATCCCGTTTGCCATCGCTTTGGAATACGCAGAGGAACAACAAGCGCAGGAGGTGTAGTAAATGGCTTTAACACCAAAACAAAGGAAAGTACAGAGGGACTACTTAACAAGGAAGAAAAGAACGCTACAACGACAGGGCGCATCTAATGCTGAAATTAAGGCTTTTATGGGTGGACGGTGGGATTTTGCTGGAATGAGTGACAAGGCGCTAGAGCGTGCTTATAACGAGGTTAAAGCCAAGGGGCGCACTCAGGTATTCGGCAATCATGTTTACACTAGCGACTATGTTAAAAAAGTTAAGGCATGGTACGGCGATAAATTTTCAGTTGAAAAGCTGACACAAGGTTTTCGCAGTTCCCAGCGCTCAGACTTGAACCGCTTTCATTCAGCTAAGGAAGTCAAAGAATACCGCTCAGAACGTGACAGAGAAGCCAAGGAACGCTATATATCAGCCCTTGAAGAAATGCACTACAACACCAGAGAAGTAGGAAATAAAGCACAAGAAAAAGCCTTTAAGAGCATGTTTTCACGCATAAGGCGCATGAGTGCCAGCAACTTTGGCACATTTTTAACGGGTGGAGCGTCTGACAAGGTTTCTTTTGATAACGTTATGGTCTTTGTAGACACGGACGGTAAAGACACAGCTTTTGAATTTCAGGACAGCCTTGCCCGTGAAATCCTTGATAATGTAGATAAGTTTTCCAAGCAATTTGTTTCTGACATGAGAAGACGAAAGAAGCGAGGGAAGAAGTGACTTGCTACTATGCAGGCGACTTTGAAACAACTACAAACGAGGAAGAAACAGAGGTTTGGCTATCGTGTTTTGCTAAGGTGGTTGACTATGACAAGTTAGACACATTTACAGTAAACACAAGCTTAGAGGACTTTCTGAAAGCCTTATATCTTGACCTTGATAAAACTTATACTGAGACAGGAGAAGATGAATATATCATTTTCTTTCACAATCTCAAGTTTGACGGCTCTTTCTTGCTTTCCTTTTTTCTGAACAATGATATAGAGTGTACCTACTTTATAAATGACATGGGAGTATGGTATTCTATTACGCTTGAGTTTCCAGATTTTACGCTGACTTTTAGAGATAGTCTGAAAATTCTGAATTTTTCAATCGCTACAATGGCTGGACTTTTCAAAATGCCTATTGCAAAAGGAACGACTCCCCTTTTAAAACATAAGCCAGATGAAATAAAGCCAGAATGGATTGACTACATCCATGTAGACGTTGCAATTCTTGCCCGTGGTATATTTGCTATGTATTACGAGGAAAATTTTTCTAAGTACACATCAGCAAGTGAAGCGCTGACAGAGTTTAAACGGATTTTCAAAAAGTCTAAAAGAAAGTTTAGGGATTTTTTTCCAATTTTGGACGAAAAGGTGGACGACTTTTGCCGTAAGGCTTACCGGGGGGGCTGGACTTTTGCCAACCCCAAAACGCAGGGGCGCACGCTGAAACAGTTGATAGACATTTACGACATTAACAGCATGTACCCAGCGACTATGCTACAAAACGCTCTTCCAATCGGTACACCGAAGCGATACAAGGGCAAACCCAAGCAGATAAAGGAAGACCACTATTATATCTATCACATCAAAGCGGACTTTGATTTAAAACGGGGGTATCTTCCAACTATCCAGATTAAGCGCAAACTTGACGCTTTAAGAATTGGGGTCAGAACTAGCGATTATGTGACCACATCTAAAAACGAGGTTATAGACCTATATCTGACTAATTTTGACCTTGACCTATTTCTAAAACATTATGATAGTTCTATCATGTATGTTGAAACACTTGAATTTCAGACAGAATTAGGCTTGTTTGATGACTATATCACAACTTACCGATACAAGAAAGAAAACGCACAAAGCCCAGCAGAGAAACAAAAAGCTAAGATTATGCTTAATAGTTTATACGGGAAGTTTGGCGCTAAAATCATATCAGTAAAGAAACTAGCCTATCTGGACGATAAAGGGATATTACGCTTTAAAAATGACGATGAAGAAGAAGTACAACCCGTTTATGCACCCGTTGCGCTATTTGTAACGTCTATCGCCCGTCACTTTATCATATCGAACGCACAAGAAAATTATGACAATTTCTTATATGCCGATACAGATAGCTTGCACTTGTTTCATTCTGATAGTCTTGTACTTGACATTGACCCGTCAGAGTTCGGCAAGTGGGCTCATGAGGGCAGAGCCGTAAAGGCAAAATATCTACGCTCTAAGCTCTATATTGAAGAATTGATACAAGAGGATGGGACAACACACCTAGACGTTAAGGGTGCAGGAATGACCCCAGAAATCAAAGAAAAAATCACTTTTGAAAACTTTGTTATTGGGGCAACATTTGAGGGCAAGCGTGCCAGTAAGCAGATTAAAGGAGGTACTCTAATTTATGAAACAACCTTTAAAATCAGAGAAACAGACTATCTTGTTTGATGGCTTTATACTTTTGGTTTACCGCTCCTTTTTTAAAAATTTATTACATAAACAACAGGTTAAAAATAAAAAAGGGTATTACTACCAGAAATCAAACAACGCACCTAAAAATACTATTTTTCTAAAGTCCTATCTAAAAGCACATTATGCCTATGAAGATTTTGACTATATCATGGAATTATACAAATTTGTTTCACAAGAATTTGATAAAATTTCAATCAATGCTTTTTACAATCTTTGTTGCTATTTAGAAGAAAACAAAATTTACTCACTTTCTTCTAACGCTCTTTACGATTGTTACGAGAAATCAAAGAACCGTCAAAACGATTTAGAAAATCTCAATACAATCATCACACCATTAAAATTTTTAAAATCAACAAACGGAGATAAACAAAATGGCTAAAAAACAAGCAAAACATGAAAACTTTGATACAGTCGTAGCACAGGCTACAATCACAGCGACATCTAACAAGTCAGACGGCAAGTATAAGCAGAAAAAAGCAACTAAAGCTGTTTACCTTGTCCCAGCGACAGAAGAAGACACACAGAAGCTGATTGATTTTGGGCTACAACTTTACACGCCAGACACAGAAAAAGACCCAGACGCTCGCCCTTACTTTATTGTAAAGGCAACTGAAAATGTGAAAATTTTCACAAGTGAAACCGATTTTGAAGAAGTGAACTTTGGGGTATCTTATGAAGAAGTTGACCCAGAAACAGGGGAAATCACAGTTAAGAAAACACCGAACTACAAAACAGAAGAACCCGTACACGTTGCGATTATGTTTGTAGAGGGTGGCGACAATGGAAACGACTTTTTCCGTCTCAATGCCCTCATGATGGCTGACATTCTTACCCTTGAAGAAGTGCAACCCGTGAACCCATTCGCAGGACTTTTCGGTAAATAAAAAGAGCCTTCCCAATCGGGAAAGCTCCAATTATAAAGCGTTTTTCATGGCTTGAAAAGTCAGTTGGTTAGAATGACCCGTACTGGATAGCACCCCTTGAGGTGTAACCATCTACCCAGCACTAGACAAGCCTTGAAAAGCCTTACAGGTTCATCATATCATACTTGCTTTATTTTGTCAAGTATGATATACTTTGTTTAAAAATTGAAAGGAGAGGAACATGACCTCACAGGAATGCCTAGCAGTGCTAGATAGCGCAATGGCAAAAGTCGGAAACGATGAAGAAATTGAGAGCTTAACGGCTGACTTGATTGACATTAAGGCTTTTGTTGGAGAAATTGACACAGTTGTTTCAGTCTTGAATGAAGACGTTGAGCGCCTAAATCTTAAAAATGGTAATTTACGTTCAGCAAATAACGAACTTTACCGCCGTTTAGGTCAACAAGACGAAATCATGAAACAAGCACAAGAAGACATGAGCGTAGTATCAGCAATCAATGCTGTTATTTAATAGAAAGGAAGAAAGAAAATGAAACCATTTTCAAAATCAATTAACTGGTATCCTAACAACGCACTAGACGCACTCAAGGACGAACCAGAAACAGTCGCAGAAGTTACACCGCCAGCAACTATGCCAGAGGACACACCAGCGCAGGAAGTGCCAAACTACCCAGCGCAAGCCCCAGCAAGTGAAGTTGAGGGCGTAGAAATGAACATCGACCACGAAAACATCGTAGAAGAGGGAGAAGAATAACATGGCTAATAAAATTACCACTTTTTTATCAGGTCAGACAGGGAAACAAATCTCAAACATCGACCTATTGAACTCTATCCGCACCCGTGCCAGCGCTGACTATCAGGCAGATATTCCAGTACTTGAGGGCGCACGCATTAACCACGCAACCGTGCCATACCAAGATTTTCAAAAGCACGCCAACGAGTTTTTCACAGCGCTTGTAAACCGTATCGGGTCAACCGTTATCAAGGCGCTTACTTATGAAAATCCGCTTGCTATTTTCAAGTCTGAAACGTTTGAGTTTGGGGACACATTGCAAGAAATCTATGTGCACCCAGCCGAAAAGAAAACCTATGACGCAAAATCAGACGTCAGCCCATTCAAATTCGCTGATACAGACATCGAAGTTTTCTATCACACTTTGAACAATGAAAATTACTATGAGCGTACCTTTGAACGTGCTTGGATTCAGAAAGCCTTTGTTTCTGACATGGCGTTTGACGAGTTTGTAGACAAAATGTTTACGTCTCTTCTTTCATCTGACACGCTGGACGAGTACCAAGCGGTTAAGGGTGTACTTGAGAAATCACTTGCGGAAGTCTCTTATACTGACCTTAAAGGCAACGCTAAAAAAATCACGGTGGCAGGAACTAAGATTGACGAAACAAAACAAGACTTTGTTGTAGACTTTAACCAGTCTCTAATCAACTTGTCTAAACGTTTCACAATCCCATCACGCACAACGTTTAACAACCCAGTAGGCGTGCCAAACATGACGGCGATTGAAGACCAGTACCTAGTCATTTCCGCAGAATTTTCTACACATCTTGACATGCTTTTGGCTAACGCTTTCAATATGGATAAAGCAAGCGTTTTGGCTCGCACTATTGTAGTAGATGATTTTGAAAAATTCACAGGAGAGGGCGCAAACAATGGACGGAAGCCAGTTGCTTTCCTTATCTCAGCTAAGTCTATCATTAACAAAGATAAACTGGTACACATGGAAGCCATCCGCAACCCTCGCAACATGACCTATAACTATTTCTACCATCACCACTACATGACCAGCCTATCACTTTTTGAAAACATTCATTTCTGGTATGTTGAGGAAGCCTAAAGGCTGACCAAGGGCGGGCAATAGCCCGCCTATTTCATTATGTGAAGGGGGACTAAATGAGTTACAAAAATTACAAGCGACATCTTGGCAAGATTGAGCTAAACAAAGAAACCGTAGAGCGTAACCGTCTAGCCTTTTTTGAGTTTTATTTCAATTATTTCTATAATATAGTTGTAAATTATTTTACATGGGAGGGTTTGCCTAACGATATTGACGAGTTATTTATAGAGAAAAAGCTGATAGAAAATGGACATGTAGCTTTCTTTCATGATGACACGTTTGGGTTTATTGCCCAAGGTGGAACAAGAGGGGAACGCTTAAACCATTATGACCAGCCTTTGACCTATCAACCCGTTAATGCCAGCAGTATGAACTATTTTAAACAAATGGAAATCGCTTATACTGAAAATGATTTTAGAGTGATTGAAGAGCTACACAAGGACAATCCAGACAAGATTAAACGACCTTGTATTGTGATTCCTAACAATAATTTCTATGAGCCATATATAGGTTATTTAGAGTTATTTTGTGAAAAGTTGGCAGATATTGAGCTTACGATACAGTTGAATAGAAACGCACAAATCACACCGTATTTCATTTTTGCGGACAATACAAACGTGCTATCTATGAAGAATATCTTTAATAAAATAGCAAACTTTGAACCCGTTGTGTATCTCAATAAGCAGAAAGACCAAGACGGACAAGACAGCTTTAAGCAACTATCTGACTATATCCAAGTTTTTAGAACGGACGCACCGTTTTTACTTGACAAGTTGCACGATGAAAAGTTAAGGGTTATGAACCAGTTGCTGACATTTATTGGTATCAACAATAACCCAAGCGATAAAAAAGAGCGTCTAGTAGTTTCCGAAGCTATCTCTAATAACGGGGTTATCTCAGCGAATATAGAAGTAGGCTGGAAGTCCAGAAGAAAATTTGTTGAGCTTATCAATAAGTGCTACGGGCTAGAAATCAGCGTGAAACCAGCGGAGACAATCCAGCAGTTTAACCTTGACAAAGTGGCGCTAGACTTGGCAGAAAAGGAGGGGACAATCATTGACCCAGAATAATACTACAGCAACGATTGCAACCTTTTTAAAATCCAGATATAGAAATCTCGTGACTGGACGACTAGACGGCTTGGCAGTAGATGAAAACGGAGACTTTCTACACTATAACACGATTATAGACCAGACCTATAACGAGTTATTTAAAGATATGGATCTAGTTAACGGAGTTTCAGACAATTTCAAGAAAGAGTTTTGCAAACATTTCTACAACAGGGAAATAGGGCTTGAGACTTTCGCACGTTTCCAGATTGCCCTTGAGGAAGTTCTAAACAATGAATGTTTCAATCTGTTTAAATACCTAACAGAAATAAGGAACAAGGCTATCAAGGACTTAAACCAGTCTATGAATATTGACACAGTAGGCAATCAGAAAGCAGATGGGCAAGCCTTACAAATCGCAAACACTACACCACAGGAGCGAAAAGAAATTGTCTTTACTGAGCGCTACGGGGTTATAGAGTACGCTGACAACCTTGTAGAAAACCATCAGAAAAACAACGCAGACACGAAAAGCAACGTTTCAGGGTGGAGCGGTTCAAGTCTTGCAGAGCGCTTACAAAATAATGCTGAACTGAAAGACATTCAATTCCAGATTTTCAACATTTGCGATAAGCTATTTTTACAAGTCTTTTAGAAAGGTGTATAGATGAAAGATTTATCAAAAGCTAAAATACTGAAGTATGATAGCATGTTAGAAGAAATCACGCTTTTCAGCTTTCAGGATTTTGCTTATAGTGATGACGGTTTATACTATATCCAGAGTAACAGCAGACGTTTGGGCGATCTTGCTAAGTTGTGGATAAAGTTAAAACCTATCTCTTATCACTATGAAAGCATTGAAGACCAAACTTTCTGGAGTATTCGCAAGAGCTACCAACCGTTACAATCCGTTAAGGCGCTTCTATTTATCCGCTTTAAGATTGTGGGAGCTTATTATAGCTTTGAGAAGCTGACCAGCAAAAGCAAGCTGAAAGGCTTTGGCAGAGTGATAGACGATAACAACTATTTTTCACGCATACCCCTTGTAAACGAGGTGGTACACTGGGACAACGGGGTTATCGTAACCCCTAACTACCAGATGAACGTCACAGGGTTACAAGAAAGACGTGTAGAGATTGACAGTCAGCAACTCCTAGAAGATTGGGCAACCTTTAAAATCAATGTAACCAATGATAGAAAGGGAGTGCCTAGAACTATCATGACAGCAGAAAGAGGGCATGAAACATTATGATAATTATTAACTTGTCCGAGACAACGGACACACTACAGATTGAAGTGTTGGGACACGGGGACGATAAAGACCAATCTTGCGCTCGTGTTTCCACCGTTTGTGATTGTATCTATTTAGGTTTTAAAGACCAGCTAGAGAAATACAAGAAGCACAACGGCTACACACTTTTAATTGCTGACAAGAAAAAGTTAGGACGTAAAGGTGCTTTACTGGTTCGCTATCTTGAATACCTAGCAGACCTAAAAGAACTCTATCCAAACTCAATCAAAATCATTGACAAAACAAAAGGAGAATCAAAAGATGGCATCAAATAGCAATTACAATTTAGAAAAAAAGACAACTAAACGTGTCCGAGGTATTCACTCATTGATTAAATTCCAGAAACATCAGGGAGTTGAGAGCCTAACAATCCAAGGTAAGGACACACTAGCAGGCGTTTCACAGGATAAAAACGGAGACACAAACCTAATTTTAATGGCTGACGTTGATAAAGTAAATTCAGTAACCTCTAACGTTCCTTATCTTGGCGTTTCTCATTCAATCACAGGAGAAGACCCTGACAAGAATAAGACAGCGAACATCAACCAAGACCTTACTCAATTCCCTCTAAATGGTGGGGAACTGGTAACGGTTACAAAAACAGAGGATAACTTGACTATTCATGATGATAAGGTTAAAGAGTTTGTAGCAACAACGGTTACAGCAAAAGAAACTGAAATCAAGCAATTCATCGGAGAAGTCAAAGAAGAATTGACTACCAAAATTAACGAACATTCAGGGGGGACATCAGCAGAACCTTTTGATAAGGAAGCATTTAAAGATGAAGTTCAACAATATGTAGAATTAAACCTCCCTCATAATGTTTTTTCTGGAAGTCTTAATTTTGATTATGATAATATGTTTTTTGGTATGACAAACCTTGACCAATTTAACGAAAATATCGAACTTGACTTTATCCACAATTCACGAATTATTGACCGTTTAGTGTTAAGAAATCGTGATTTTGATAATAATAAAACATTTGAAAATGAAAAAATGTTTATTAAACTATATAAAAGCCCTTATATGGCTGACATGATAGGCGGTGGAGACGTAGAAGACCCAACAGGAAAAGGGCAATTACGCGTACATGTTACATTAAAACAACCACTTGACAAATCACAAGATAATTACAATGTTTTTGCTAAATATTATTTAACACATCACGCAAACGCTTGGTTTATTTTCCAAAAAGTATCAGGCGATGGAACACGTTTAAACGGCGCACCAGTACCGCAATAAGAAAGGATTTTAAAACATGAATCCAGAAGAATTTAAAGATGAATTTTTCAGAGCCTATCGGGGGCGGTATTCGTCTTACTGGGTGGAGCGTTGGGGGCTTATCCCCTCAATCCCTACCAGCTTCGATAATGCCAATTCTATGTACGAGCTTTTGGCTTGGATACAGCGTGCCTTTAAGCAACTACTAGATGATTTTGTGGCGCTGGAAAGTGAACTGGAAGATTATAAGAACGCTTTAACAGAACTCCTAGAGCAACTTATCCCCCTCCTTATCCGCCGTTATATGGAAAGCAAGGAAGCTGATAAATGGTTTAACGATAAGGCAGACATCTACTATAATAAGATTATCAAGCCTTATATTGACGCTGAAATAGCTAAAGTCAATAAGAAAATCGCTGAACTTGAAAAGAAAGTAGATGATGAAGTTAAGCGCCTTGATGGACGTATTGACGCTTTAAATGATAAGCTAGAAAAAGAAATCAATAAACTTGACGACCGTATCACGCAGGAAGTTACTAAGTTAAACGAGCGTATCACAAACGAGAACAACGCTTTAAGGCAAGAAATCCAAGCACTACGGGAACAAGTCCAAGGCTTACAAGATACAAACACGGGCTTGCAAAATGCCTTACGCAAAATCATTGAAAACCTTGAGGGGTCAGGCGCTTGGACTGGTGGGCTTACTGGTGGATTTAACCAAGGGCGCAACATCGCAACGGGTAACATTAACTTGTTTGGCGGAACACCAGACGGAAACAGCTTTATCAGAACCAACAACGGAAGCACAGAAAACGACTTGTCAGGAGGTATCTAATGCCTTTAGAAACAAGATTTTCAACCTCTACCACAGCCAACGTAGAAAACTTTGGTACAGGTGTAGCACCGTGGACGGAAGCCTATGCCAACGCGTGGCAGTTCTCAGGAGATACAGACTATGGTTATATGACCAACGGCAACACGACCTATATACAGTACGGGCAAAATGACCCGTCTGTATGGGCGTCTATGAGGTTCTGGGGGGAATCGGTTGAAATACTAGAAGAGACAAAAAACGATGATAATTCCATCACGGCTAAAATCAGAGTTAAAGCCCTCTTTTGGTGGAGTAAACGGGTCAGCTCAAACGCTGGGTATCGGGTGGAGTATGATATAAAAATCAACGGGCGCACCGTTTGGACGTTTAGCGGATATACAACCGATGAAGTGATTAAAAATGATGAAGTCGCCCAAGACTTTACCGTGACCATTCCAGCCGAAGAAAGTTCATCAGCCAGTGCCTTAAATATAAATGTATCTTATCCAGACGGACAATATTCAGACAATTCATTTTATGTGGGTATGTACCTATATAATACCAACAAGAAGAAGCCTAAAACGTTGAAACCGTGGGCAATCCGTAAAGACGGGGTATTTAAGACCTTAAACCGCTCATCGGGTATTTTCCAACAGCGCAAAGGCAGTTGGCAAGACGTTAGCGAACAGCCAGCAAACGCAGTAGGGAAGAACGTCACAGCGCCGCACAGCGTGAGACGTGAAGGGCAATGGGTAGGACAAGGACAGATAGGACAAGAATAAGGGAGGGTTTCAGCCCTCCTATTTTAAAGGAGAAGACATGCAAGAATCAACCAAGATATGGCTTTATGCCAAAAGCCCTTTTAAAAATGACTATGCTAACGTGATAAACTTTGAGACAAAAGAAGCTATGGAAGACTTTTTCACAAAGACCAACCCACATATAGAAATTGTGTATGAGTATGACAAGTTTCAATATACACAGCGTAACGGCTCAATCATAGTTTCTGGACGGGTGGAGAAATATGAGAATGTGACTTATATGAGGTTTATCAACAACGGAAGAACCTACTATGCCTTTGTCTTTGACGTGCTTTATATCAATGAAGACGCTACACGCATTATCTACGAGGTGGACGTTTGGAACACCTACCAGCACGAATTGAAATCGCTAAACGTAATAGGACAAGTAGAACAGCAGACGCTCCCTAATGAGATGTGGGCATTAAAAGACAGTCAGCAAGGCTTTTCAGTTGGGACGAAGTACGCAACGAGAGCTGGAGAAGTCGGGATAGATACAGAGTGGCTTGTAGTTGTCGCAAAACCTACGATTAAGATGACCACCAAGGCAAACCGCCCTGTAAACATGAGTTATTCAGGAATGCAAAAGACTTTTAAATACTTTTTTATCCCTGTAAATTTGAAAAGTGGAGCAAGTAAGCCCTTTATCTTTCAGGGTAAAAAGTATGATAGCTTTTACTTGGAGAACCTTTATAAGCACCTTTTTGGCTTGAATCAAGACGGAAGTAGCACCGTAAACCAGATTGTGAATATGTATCTAAGCCGTGACATCGGGGTTAAATACAAGGAGACAACAGACGGCGACAAGGTCTATATAGAAATCTTGTCTAATATAACGGGCAGCGTTGCAGAGATTGGTAGAAAGAACAGCCGAAACTATCGCACATCGGGCAGTAGCTCAAGTGGTGGAAGTGGAAGCACCAACGAAGAGGGCGACACGTCAACCGAGGAAAGCCGTGTTAGGTTAGTTACCCGAATTATTAAAAAGCTAGTACCAGACGCAACAGCGGAGGGTATCGCTGGGATTATCGGGAATTTCTCAGCAGAAAGCAACGTCACAGCCAAGAAATACGAGGCGGACTATGCTACAGGCTATGAGTACGAGAAAATGGAATCAGAGCCAACAGCCGAGAACCTTATGGGAAGCTGGGGCGCTTTTGCTAGCTTGTACTCTATCAGCTTAAATGAAGCAGGTTACAGAGGGTCAGACGGTAAGCACTGGATAGGTATTGGGATAGGTCAGTGGACAGGTCCAAGGGCTGAGGAGCTTTTGAACTTTGCTAGAAGTCAAGGTAAGAGCCTATGGGATTTTAACCTACAATTTCAATTTATGAATCAAGAGAGCCGAGCCGATACGTTTAGACGGGTAGCCAGTTCCACAGCCAGCGCCAGCACCAATGCAAGCGACTTTATGAACAATTGGGAGGGTGTAGCCTATAAAGAAGCGGAACGCATAGAGCAGGCGAACGCTTGGTTATCTACTATACAAGACGAGTTACAGAAAGGGTAAACTATGACAGAAGCAACAGAAACGCTAAAAGCACTAAATGAAATCAAGTCAAGAGTTGGGACAAGCGTAGGAAACGGGCAATGTTACGGGCTAGTGGCTTTATATTCTCAACTGCTGGGCGGTTGTGACATCGGGGGAGGTATCAACACCCCAAACCCCAACGGAAATGGCAGACAAGCCAGCGGAAGCGATACACAGAGGGGCATGAGTGCCAGCAACATTGGGGGCGACTATGACTGGGAAGCGCTGGGCTGGAAAGTCCGCTTTGACCCGTCTTGGGGTGATTTAAGAGTAGGCTGTATTGTGAACTATATCCCGTCAGGTACTAACATCTGGGGACATACCGCCGTTATTTCAGCGGTCAACGGCTCAAGCTATGACGTAATAGAGCAAAATTATGCTTGGAGCGGTTACACAACCGAAAGAACGGGTATAGATACGATTGACAACATTGAAAGTATTATCTACCCTCCTGAAATTGTAGCAGGTGGAGACATCGGAGAAATCACAGGCAACACAGGAGATAGACAGCTAGGAAACGGGGACTACTCAAAAACAGCCTTTGACGTTGAAGCCTTACTGATTGAGGTTGACGGATTTTTTGACTATCGCCCTAATGTTTATGAAATCCCTAACCTATTGAAGATAGCCTATGACCAGATACAAGAGGGGTTGCGCTCCTACATGGGTAAAGATGACCTAGAAATAGAGGTACAGCTATTAAACAGTGAATTTACTGAAATAGAGCTTTATGACATCTATGGTAATAGTTATGTGTATCAACCGCAGTATTTACCAAGAACGATAGACGAATCTCACAAGTATAAAGTGATTGTAAGCGGTAGCCTTGGGGATAGTAATCAAGTCCATATTAACTTTTTAGAGTACAACAACGCTAACAATGTAAGCTATGCTGATAAGAACATTCTGGACAGCTTGGAGAGTGGCGACTGGGCGGAACACAATCCAGAGCATTTTAAGTACGGATTGAATGACGTGACAGGAAAAAGCGTTGCAATCCTAAATGACGCAGAAGCCAGCTATATTCAGAGCCATAAGAATCAAATGGAGCATACACAGCTTACATTTAAAGAGAATCGGGACATGCTGAAACAGAGCGTAGACCTTTCTAATAAACAAGTCGCTACAGCTAACTCACAAGCCAGCTACAACGCACAATTTGCCGTAGACAGCGCTAACATTAACCAATGGACGGAGGGCGCTAGTGGTATCTTAAACGTAGCTGGAAATCTCTTAACGGGTAACTTTGGGGGCGCACTTGGTGGGCTTGCGTCAGGTGGTATGAAAGTTTTCAACGCTAACCGTGATTATAATGATAAAGTAGTACAACAAGGATTTACAAGCGAAAACAACGCTTTGAAATCTCAATCTAATGCCCTCGCTAACATGAAATCTAAGATAGCACTTGACCAGTCTATAAGAGCTTACAACGCTACAATGGCAGATCTACAGAACCAACCTATCAGCGTACAACAAATCGGAAATGACCTTGCTTTCCAGAGTGGTAACCGATTAACGGACGTATATTGGAAAGTCTCCCTAGCTCAAAAAGAAATCATGGGGAGGGCGAACGAGTACATCAAATGCTATGGGGTGCTTGTCAACTGGTTCACTAATGACGCTTTAAGCGTGATGAGGTCAAGAAAGCGATTTAATTATATCAAGATGATTAACGTTAACCTTGGAACGCTAAGAGCCAATCAGTCGCACATGAACGCTATTCAGGCTATTTTTCAATCTGGTGTAAGAATCTGGAATTATTCAGCCAATAAAAAAGACGACATTTTGTTTGATATTCAAAAAAACAACCCGAATTTTTAAAAGTATGATATAATAAAATTGAAAGGAGTGATTTTCTATCGAAGCAACTGAAAAATGGTACAATCCGCAGAAAATGCTATCTTACAATCAGTATCTTAATTTCGTTATCGGGGGTCGTGGGATTGGAAAGACCTTTGCACTCAAGAAATATCTGTTTAAAAGGTTCATTGAAAAAGGAGAGCAATTCATATACCTAAGGCGGAACAAGTCAGAGCTTGACCGAATAGACAAGGACAAGTTTTTTACTACAGAATTGCTTAAACAAGTCTTTACAAATTTTGAGGTAATAGACAGCGATGCCAGCAAAATTCATACTAAGATTATTTTCAGGGCGGACAATATGAAAGAAGAGGAAAATATACTTGTTTTGTCTTCTACAAAGATTATTCTTAACGGGAAAATCGTTTGCTATCTCAAAAGCCTATCTACTTGGGTAGACTTGAAAGGGTCAGAGTATGATGAGGTTATGAGTATCTTATACGATGAGGTATTGATAGACGTTACCAGTAAAAAGAGGTATCTTGATAACGAGGTGGAAGCGTTACTAAACTTTATCTTTTCTGTTTTCCGTAGGCGTGACGGTTGCCATGCCTATCTACTATCAAATGCAAGTAATTTCAACAATCCATATTTTGCCTTTCTGAAATTCTACGATGACAACGGCAAGCGCTTTTACAATATGAAGCAATACGCAACCTTGATAGAGTTCCCCCCTCATTCAGCCTTTCAAACCGAGGAAGAAAAAGAGAACGGATTCTTTAAGCTGTTGAGTAAGTCCAGTATTTATGAAAGCGTAGCTAATAACGAGTTTCAGATTAAAAACGATAAGAATATAACGAAGATTAAAGGCTTGAAGTCTAGGCTGTATAGTTTCTATTGTGACGGTACTTTCTTAACAGGGTACTATATAGACAATATGGTTTATATTGCTAAAGGCTTTGACAAGAATTTGACCGCTTATTGTTTAGAAGTGGAACAGGTGGAAGACGGGTTTGTTTACTTGAATAAGGCAAGCGCACTAGGCAAGACTTTACGGAGTTTGTACTTAAAAAATATGTTTATTTATGAAGATTTAGAGACTAAAAACAAATTTATAGAGGTTATCAATCATGTTATATAATATTATGCTAGAAGTCGCAAAAGGCGACTATGTCACAATTCTATTTGCTTTGATTCTGTTTGACTTTATCACGGGCTTTCTAAAGGCTTGGAAATGGAAAGTGACCGATAGCTGGACGGGTTTAAAAGGGGTTATCAAACATACCCTTACATTTATTTTTTACTATTTTGTAGCGGTATTCTTAACATATATTCACGCTATGGCAATCGGTCAGACTTTGCTTGTTATCATTAACCTATACTATGCCTTGTCAATCATGGAAAATCTCGCTGTTATGGGTGTCTTTATCCCTAAATTTATGACGGCGAGGGTGCAAGAAGAGCTACAGAAATACACAGCGCAACTAGACGCAGGGAAAGACCTGCTAGAAGAATTTAAAGGAGAAAAGAAATAATGGTCAAGAAAAACGATTTATTTATTGATGTATCTAGTCACAACGGTTACGATATAACAGGGATTTTAGAGCAGATGGGGACAACCAACACGGTTGTTAAAATTTCAGAAAGTACGGCCTATTTAAACCCTTGCTTGTCTGCTCAAGTGGAGCAGTCTACCCCTATTGGCTTTTATCACTTTGCACGCTTTGGCGGAGACGTAGCAGAAGCCGAAAGAGAAGCGCAGTTCTTCCTTGACAACGTGCCTACACAAGTTAAATACCTTGTATTGGACTACGAGGACGACCCAAGCGGAGACGCACAAGCAAACACTAATGCCTGCTTACGTTTTATGCAGATGATTGCAGACGCTGGATATAAACCTATTTATTATAGTTACAAACCTTTCACGCTTGAAAACGTGGACTATCAGCAGATTTTAGCGCAGTTCCCTAATTCTCTCTGGATTGCAGGCTATGGCTTAAACGATGGTACAGCTAACTTTGAATACTTCCCAAGCATGGACGGGATAAGATGGTGGCAGTATTCTAGTAACCCGTTTGATAAAAATATAGTCTTGTTAGACGATGAAGAAGACGAAAAACCCCGAACCGCTGGAACGTGGAAACAAGACAGCAAGGGGTGGTGGTTCAGACGTGATAATGGTTCATTCCCTTATGATAAATGGGAAAAAATCGCTGATGTTTGGTACTACTTCGATAGTAAAGGCTATTGCTTGACGAGCGAATGGCTCAAAGACAATGAAAAATGGTACTATCTCAAGGACAACGGCGCAATGGCGACTGGTTGGGTGCTAGTCGGATCAGAGTGGTATTATATGGACGATTCAGGCGCTATGGTTACTGGTTGGGTCAAGTATAAGAATAACTGGTACTATATGACAAATGAACGTGGTAACATGGTTTCTAATGAATTTATTAAATCTGGAAAAGGTTGGTATTTCATGAACACAAACGGAGAGCTTGCAGACAATCCAAGTTTCACGAAAGAACCAGACGGGCTTATAACAGTAGCATAAAAAGAAAAGCTAGTAGGATTTTCCTACTAGCTGTTTTTATAGTCTGCTATAATTTTATAAGCATCTTCGTCTGGATTATCCAGAGCGATGGAACAAATTGCAGACAGGACGCTGTTCATCTGATTGTATTTCTGTAAATAGTGATTTTCTAGCTGTTTGTAATTGCTGATATGCTTTTCATATCCAGCCAGAGAAAAAGAGTGGTGTAGGTTTATGAGTTGCTGGGTCAGTCTTGCCTTGTCTAGCCCGTCAGGGTATGCTTTCATCATTTCTGAAAGCGTTTCTAAATAGCTTGTAAATGAATGTATAACCAGTTCATCAAGCGTTACCATTTCCCGAACGCTGGAAGCGGTTAGGCTTGCAATCTTTTGACCGTGTAACCTTAAACTGTTTTCAAATTGTAAGGCTATTTCTTGCTGTTCTAAGCGTGTTTTGTCTTCCATAGTATTAACCCCCTACGTTTTCAAGATAAGCGACTAGACGCAAAATAGAAGCCGTGTTACTATCGTTTTCTCGCTTTAACTTCGTGATGGTGCTTTGTTGTTGCTCAAGCTGTTTCTGTTGCTTGAAAATGGTATAGGTCAAGAGTGATAGTATCACTAGAAAAACCAAGATGGCAAGGTTACAAGAAGCGAACCACCAGAACCAAAAACGACCTTTTTTGTTTAATTTATTATATGAATTTTTCATTTTACTAATATCGCTCCCTTCCTTGTATAAAACGTTCATAAGCTGATTTTAAGCAATAATGAGAATATTTTGAGTATTTCAAGTTTTTCACTTCCTCAAAGATGATAAGCGTGTTTAAGCGCTCATTTTTAAAATAGTTCTCATGGACTTCTTTATATCCACGGTTTCTATATATCTCTTTTTCTGCTTCCAGCTTATCGTCTGGAAACTTATCTATACATTGTATCTTTAAAGGAGTTACCCCTCAAGAATAATCTGAAATTGTGCTAACATGTTTTACCTCCTATCTTCCTACTAAATCGTTAAGTTTATAATCTCTATGTTTAACACTGAAATTTGTGTATGTGTTAGTTTCTCGCTCTCTATTAACAAATACAACACTATCAGCCGAATAGTAAATAAACATTAAATCATCTGTTAAGTCTTGATAGTAATAAGTATGATAAAAATCTTGTTTTTCAATTCTTCCACTATCTGCTAGTAACTTAATAAGAGTTTCAACTTTTTCCCAGTTGTTAGCCTCATTAACTCTTGCAAGAATTTCACGTTTTTTCATTTTGTTATACCTCTTTATCTTTCTGATACCATTATAGCATTTCTCAAAATGCTTGTCAAGTGTTTTTTGAAATTATTTTTAATTTATTTTTAGAAATGTTTTTTATCTCATTTCTAACTATAACCATTATAGCATTTCATGAAATAGTTGTCAAGCGATTTTTGAAAATATTTTTTATTTATTTTTTAAATTTATTTCTTGACATTTTTCTAAATTGTGATATAATGATAATAGAAACAGATGAAAGGATTTTATAAGATGATAGATGATTGATTTTGAGAATAGCTAGAGTTGGAAATGAGTTTTCTCTTTCATTTCATTTTCAAATTTCCACTTGGGGAATTTTTGAAAAAGGGGTGGGGGAGTACA